GAGCTCAAGAAAGAATTAAATCACTTGTTATGGGTACTTATGATGAAGTAAAGCGACTGCCTAAGCATTCAGTATTTAATCCTATTAAAGTATCTCAATCTGCTGGAGCAGTAGATGTAATCTCACAAGAAGATATTCCAGATGAATATTTTATAGAAGTAATAACAAAAAAGCTAGATAAAAAGAGAATCCTTCAAGAACTAAAGGATGGTGCAAGAATACCAGGCGTACGTCTTGTAAACAATTCTTATGTTCGAGGATTAAAATGAATTGCATAAACCTCACAAGTATAGAAAAGAAGTTTTTACACCAGAATATAGAGACCTTACTGTTCCATATCGCGATCGTAAGTGTGCATTAAAAGCTTCTAATGATGGTGAATGCTGGTGGGTTTATAAATTCATATTTTCAAATCCAAATCGTATGGTAGGGCGGTGGTAATGTTAGCAAATAGCATGCCACCACTACCAGTAAACTAGGAGTAATAATGTTAGATAAAGACTTAAAAGATGATTACGGATTCCAATGGATAGATCTTTGGGATAGAACTAAAAATAATAAGGAGACTGAAAATGGCGACAGAAACTGTCAGTAAATCTACTAAAACGAAAAAGCCTGTCAAAAAATGGAATCTTGAACAAGATGATTATATTGAATTGTTAAAAAGTATTGATACTAATGCTAAGACAATTAATAGTCTTGCTAATGATATGAAAAAAGTTAAAACCAGGATGGGTATATGAGTAAACAGAAACAAAAAAAACTAGGATATAAGGAGTATGAAGGCCTTTTATCCCAAGCACACCAGAAAATTGAAATCTTAGCTAATAAAGTTCATGAACTACAAACATATCTTATAGGTTATGTAGAATTTCGTGGTCAAAATATCATGTTTAATGATTGGATGAATAAAAAGATAAAAGAAATGGAAGCTGAAGTGGCAAAAAAACAGGAGGCTGAAAAGGTTCATGAAAAAGTATGAAAAAATAGGCTATGGTTTTGTAAGTAAGAATCCAAAACATACTCCTAATAGCAAACAACCAATGTTTACTGGTGAATTGAATATTGATGAAAAGAAAGTAAGCATTGCAATGTGGAGGAAAACAAACTATGGAAAAGAAGCCTTTACAATCCAAGCCACAAAGGTTACTGAAGAATGAAAGATGGACGCCATACGTTCGCTATCAGAAAGAAACAGATACTTGGATTACAAAAGCAATCAAAAAAGAACGAGGAGACTCTAAAGAAATGGAAGAAATTATGGATCAAAATGCTTCAAAAATTAGAGTCCTAATGGATAGAAAGCAATTAGATATTATGGCTAGATTAGTTGCCTATTTATATCATGATAAAAAAGATGAGTATACTAAAGTTGCCTCCGATCTTCGCATAGAACATATCTATAAAGATCTTAGATCTATAGATGAATGGTTAGATATACAATATAATCAATTGGAAAGGCAAGAAAAAAGAGATAAAAAACTCAACCAATTAGACAAGGAAATCATAAATGAGCAGTCCGAGCAAAAGAAAGGGAAATACATTTGAGAGGGAAGTTGTCAACCAAGCTAGGGAGTTTGGATTAAAATCAATAAGAGCTTATGCTAGCAATGGAATATCAATTGGAGAGGCTGAAGATGTAGATGTCAAGATAGAAAATTTAAAAGGTCAATGTAAACGTAGAAAAAGAATAGCCCAATGGCTGAAACCCCCAGAATCGTGCGATATTGCCCTTGTACGGGAAGATCGTGGTCAAACCTATGTTATCATCGAATACGGAGATTTCCTTGAAATAGCGGCATATATGAAGGAATTACGCAATAATGGGGGTACTACTAAGAAATCCTCTATGTTTGATGATAAGTAATAAGGAGAGTGAATGATTATAGAAAAAGAAGTATTCGATAAAATAAATACTGTAAATAAGAATCTACATAAACTATCAAAATATAAATCTAATCAAAATCCTTATGAAACCGACAATATGGGCTCAGATCTAATAAATATATTAGTAAATGATCTAGCTTATATAGTGGGTAAGTTAAATGAAACCTATAAGACCTTTTCAACTATTGTTAGTCAGCAAGTGCACCGAAAAGATTAGTCTTTAGTAGTTATAGGGGTTAGAAATAACTCTAGCCCCTAATGACTTTTCAAAAATACATATATAGGGTAGGGGGCCTTTTTAATTAAGTTTTCAATAGTATTACAGGATCTGAGAACTTTTTCGTTAAAAACGATTCTTAGGCATTCTTTTCAAGTAAATCTAAAGCATTCAATAGAGCAGCTTCATCTCCAGCCTTCTTCTTTGTCTTATAAGGACTATATTGATAATTTCTAGGTGTGGGGGTAAATTTACCTGGCTTTCCTAACCATCCATGTTTCTGTAAAGTTTCTATACTTTTCTTCCTAAAATCACGAGTCTTGATTCCAAGTGTAGTGACACCAGGATATAATCCTAATTCTGCAACAGCTGCATTTGCCAAGGGATTACCTTTGTAAAAAAAAGCTGGACCAGTCCTCCGAAGCAATCTTTCAGCTTCAATGCTAAACATGCCTGCACCTTCCTTTAGAAATTCTTTTGTATCTATTCTGTCATAATTTTTCATACCCATTAACCAGCCAGCTGTGCTCTTTTCATCGGCAAGTAAGTCCCAATAACCTGCAGCAGCTCCAAGATTATGTAACTCAATAAGATCTGATATTGGAACAGAACCTATAGCTCCAGCTATACCTTTTCCATAGAATGCTTCACGCTTCTCTTCTTCATCTCCAGTAAGGAATTTAATAAGTTCCATGCTACGATCTAAAGTATCATTCTGTATATAACTAGTGAAATTAATATCTGACAATCCACTAATAAGTTCTGTCATGCCATACATAAGACCTAATCTTACAAGTCTTCCTGCTTCTTCGCCTGTATAATCACCAGCTTTAAATGCTCTTTTATAATCTTTCATCATTTGTGCCTGCAAATTGGCAAATGAAAATGCATAATGCATAAACTGGCCTAAGATTGCACCAGGCTTAGATTGAAGAACTCCAGCTTTACCGAATCTTGAATACTCAAAATGTAATAATTCTACCATCTTAGCCGCATAGTTACCTGCATTTTCATACATTGCTTTCTGTTCTGATGACCCTTCTTCAGCAAATGAAAATTTATCCGTCTTTCTTAATTGTTCTACTCGTTTATGAAATGCCACTCTAAATGTAGACTTTCTATTTGTATTTTCAAAATGTTTAGTTAAAATAGACGAAGCGTCAGCAGCTTTGACTCCAAACTTTGTCATCTTTCCAAGAAGATTCTCTTTATCTTTCATGGTAAGCATGCCTTCTTTAAAATCTATACCGTGCGCAGTAAGGTCAGCAGCTGTGACTGCACCCTCTGTCACTTTAGAAATATCAACAAATTCTAGTCCATGATGGTGAAGTTCTTTTTCCATTGCTCTCTTATATGAATCTGTTTTATATGCATTGTTAGCATCCATCCAAGTTAGGCCTCCAAAATATGCAAAGTTTAGAAGTCTTTGTGTTCCATTTCTAAGTGCTCCCCTTGTGGATAATCCTAATTTAGATACAAACTGCATAGATGTGATAAGACGTACTAAGTTATCAGCATTCTCGCTTTGATCAACACGTCTATTTTTATTTGTAGCTTGAGAATACATATCATTAAAGATATCAAGATATACTTTAGCAGCATCCTTTTCAACTCCATCATTTTTCATACCTATACTAGTAAGTTTCTGAAGTCCTTCTGTATATGCTCGATCAACAAACGAATTATGATTAAATTGAGTAACTTGTTCTATGTATTTAGATACATATAACATTGGATTGCGAGAGAAATATTCACTAGGTTCTAGACTTTTTGCTTTCAATCTCTGACTAAGATTAGTATTTATTTCTTTAGATTTTGTTACATATTCCCCGAGTATATCATCTCTCTGAGAATCTGTTTTAGATTTTGCCATTCGCTCTGTTATCTCAAGAGATTGACCAAGTATATCAAGTACATAATGTGGAATGTATCCATCTTCACTTTCTTCCAATTTAGTTTTTATCTTACTGTATTCTTCTATTAAAAAATCTGCCGTCCTACTTTTAGCACCATACTTTAACTTTATAGTGCTGGAAAGATTATCTATAGATTGAACAAACATTTTACTGGATTCTTTTTGTATCTTAGACCAAGATTCAGCAGCATTATCTATCTTGCGAATATAATTTGCAGACTCTTGTTTTCTATCTCGATACTTATGTTTTAATACTAAATTATTACCAGAAGTAACACGATCCATAAAGTCTTGAAACACAGCACCTTCACCTTCAAGATAAGTAAAGAGTGCATCCATTTCTTTGGCAGTAGATCCTGGCTTCTCTCCTTCCTGCATCTTTTTAACAAGAGCTGTCTCTTTTTTATTTAGATCCTTGAAAACTTTATTAGCTTTCATTTTACTTTTAAAATTAGTTATATTAATAAAGTCGCGCTTTTGAATAGAACCAGAATCCATTTTATAAGTATCCGAACCTTGATTGTCCATGATAGCTAACTTTAATTCAGAGATAAGAGAGCTATAGTTGGCCATCATTTCTGATGTATGTCTATTCCTAAACTCATTAGCATTAACTAAAGTCTCATAGAAATTTTTAGTTACAGGATTACGCATAGCTTTTGCAGATCCTACATAAAAATTCCTTAGTACTTTACTACTAAGTGCACCAGGATTCTGAAGATCCTTCTCAAGTTTTTCTATTGCTACAAACATCTTTTTGAAATCAGATGCCTGCAACTGTTCTCCAGATAGCATTGGCTTCCCTGTAGAAGCTTCAAATAATCTTCTAAATGCTAATGCATCATTCGTATAGCCCCATTTCTCTAATACTTTTGACTCAATCCATTTATCCTGAACTTTATCAGATTCTTCCCATATTTTATATTTCTTGCTACATCCCATTAGTATGGACACCTTTCTTTTTTAGTATTTTCCCTACCAGTAACTGTATTTAACTGGTCTCTTATTTCAGATCCCTTATCTGACCGCTTATTACCAGTGATTTGCCTACGTCTTACATCATTTCTGCTCATAAGTATCTCACCAAGCAGTTGACCTTGACCTTTATTGATTCCAAAAGTTTTTGCAGTAGATCCATCAAGTACAAGATGACCTCTTGCCAGTTGAAAAATTCTATTATAAGCTTCAGGTCCTAGTGTTTGATCTTCAATCACCTGTCTACGTAATCCAAATGCTGTCATTGGATCTGCCACTGCACCTTCTTGTAATATTTGTCTGTATAATTCTGCATAGTCAGATAAAATAGGAGGCATAGCATCGAAAGTTTCATCCATAGTTTTGTAATCTTTTTTAGGCATAAAAGTATTATTCATTACTTTTCCTATAGTATTATTTAATAATGCACTTTCAAAATTACTATCTACTAATCTCTGCATACCCTCATGCACACCTCTTCCAGCTACAATAGATTCATAAAATCCTCTATGGATCTGTGCAAATTCTTGTACAAACTCTTTATAATTTGGTTTTATACCATAACGTTCTATTGAAGTCATAACAGCATTAATCACAGAACTTTTAGGAGCTCGTAAAGACTGCATAAAATTACCTGTCTTTGGAGAGTAATGAAACTCATTAGGATTCCCACTATGATCTGGATGGAGTAGTGCCATTAAAAAATCTTCACCATAAGTTTCTTTTTCACGTGGCATCTGTCCCATCCATGTATTATCAAGCATAGACTGAGACTGAGCATCCTTCATAGCAAGATCTTTTATAGATTGCAACCCTCTATCAATAGCCTTCTGAACTCCTGACTGATGCTTAGTCCAATCTCGATAACCCTTGTTCTTCATCATATCACTAGCAGATTTCTTTATCTCTCTTCTAGTCTTACTAACAATAGTACGGAAAGCATTCAAATCTGTCTCCGCTATATTTGAATATGAACCAAGCACAGAATACCCATATGCAGCTCCATCAATAAGTTCATGCTCCACTACAGCTTTTAAGACTACAGGATTATAAACTGCTACATGGTCTTTATTTAGAGTCCATTCTTCTCCTTTTCCCAATTGTTTTATTAAATCTCCAGTGTCCTTATGTCTAATAGCAACTACTTTATATTCTTCTTTAATAGTATTGAGTTTTCTCTCAACTTTCTTATCTTTGTCAAACTTATGAGATCGAATTTCTTGACCATATCTTGCCTTTACATCCTCTCCACGTTCTAATGTCATTTTATTAAGCATTGCATTCAAAGCTTCAGATCTAATAAGTATATTCTCTGCATGCATTTCAAGATAAGCTTGATCAGGATTTGGCTTTTTAGATTCTTGTTCATACTGCCTCTCAGAACGCCTAAGTTCAGTTTCTAAAGTATTAGCCTGAACCATCATTTCTTCATGAGTTCTAACTCCTCTAAATTGTTCCCATAAATCACTAATAAGACTATTCTTGCTGCTATAATGCGCAGCATCCATTGCATCTGTCCCAGTCCTGGAAAATATTTCAAATGCTTCTGCTCTTTGTTCACCAAGTAGTTTTAATATACCATTATTAAAATGATCAAAGCCACTATTACCATATGTTTCCCTCACCTTAGCAAAATCCTTTTCTGCTGCTCCATATAAAGATTTAAGAAAAGGTGTTAAATGTTTTTCTGTTATCTGTTTGGCAAGACCTCCAAAAATAGGCTCGATTAGTTTATCCTTCTTTCTATCGGCTTTACCCTGAAAAAACAACATATCTGCTTCAGGTTCCCCGACACTTTTCTTTATGTAATGATAGAAATTCCAATCAGCATTTTCACCACTATACTCATGTCGGAAATCTCTATAAGTAGATACCATATCAGAATATCGTGGACTCTTAGCCTCACCAGCTTCATAGATACTGCTTTCCAGCTGCAACAATCTACCATAATCATTCAACACTTTTCTAACAATAGCTTTTTCAGTTTCCTTAGTGATCGTACTTTTAGTACCATCTTTTAAACGAATATGAAAAAATGGTTGATCAGCAGTCATATTTGAAGGATCAGTTTCAGATTTTTGACTATTGCCAAACATTGTTTGTTCTTTCCATGTTTCTATATTAGCTAAAAGATCTGAAGTACCATCATATATATCAAGAATATTTTGAGAATCATCTGTCAATCTTTGTTGAGCCTTTTGCATATCTCCATTAAATACAATCTTATTTCCATCCCCAATTTCTATACCATCTATACTATCAAACAAACGTTTCGCATATGTAAGCTTCCTGTGCATTTTCACTACAGGCCCACGCAATCTCTTAAATAATTGTACTTTTTCATTATATCTCTTATTACTTTGGTTGCTATATATATCTAGATCTGGTCTATTCTTCATACCTTCTGTTAAAAGAGCTGCTTCCTTTACTACACCATTCTGTCTATATGCTTCTTGCATAGCACTATAAGGAGTGTCCATAAAGAATGGAAGCTTATCTGTATCCATATCTCTCATTGCACGTGACGTTACATCGTACGTATTTAGCTCTATAAGGCCACCATCTCTCTTATCTAACATATCCTTCACCTTTACCACCATAGCGTCATGTGGACCCGTTCTTGGAGCAGGAGAGACCATTATAGCAAGCTGTGCACCCTTATAATCAAATTTATCTGTAGTTATCTTAGCAATTTTATTACCAAGATGATGACTGGCCATAGTACCATCAATATTTGTCCATATTTCGAAAGGACGTAATCCTTTGCGGGCTTTATAATGCCCTCCATAATTTTTCCCATCAACAGTAATACCAAGTTTGCCAAGAGCTATTTTCCTCGGTGCCATTTTACCAATAGTTTTCAATATCCCTAAAGGACCTACTAGATTTCTAGCCTGCATATCCGTTAAATATATAGTAATAGAAGATCTTTCTTTAAGTCCAGGTCCACGTCCTGTCGTAGCAGCCTTGGTTCTTGTTGTTTGGAAACCATCCACGACATACACACTACCTTTAGAAGTTTCAAAAACATCTTTTCCTTCTCCCTTTAATTCATTAACTACATCTCTAAAAGTAGAGAGACCCCTATCTTGACCAAGCTTACCTCTAAGATACTCAACCATTTCAGATATCTCTTTATATGTACCATCAGTTATCTTTGCATTTTTATTTAAGGGGTCAGTTATAGCACCATCCTTTATATTTACTATTACATCTCTTTTTCCTTCTGGAGAACTAAAAGAAAATGCTACCGTTAGAGCTGACTTATCTAGATGTTTAGGGCGAAGCTTAACACCTTTAGGAACCGCTTCGATCCTACCAAATTGTCCCTTGAAATGAATATTCCTATCTAAATATGCAGCTCCTACATGTGCCTCCCCCAACTTGATCTGGATATTTTCTCCAGCTTCATTACGATACACAGGAATATTTAAATCCATAGATAAATTACCACGAACTATAGGAGCTCCACCAGCATCTGTAAAGCCATCAAAAACTCCAGCATCATCAATATGTCTACGTTTTATTAAAGCATCATACAAATTCTTAGACATTTCAGAAAATGGAATACCCCCACCTTCTATCCAAATAGAAGCTGTAGATGCATTTGGAGCATCAGTAGATAATGTACCATCCTTATTGCCCTCAACGCGAATAAATGATTGAGCTTCTCTAGATGCTTCTCCTATATTTTCTGGATTATATAAATGAATATTAACTTCAGAAAGATATTCCAACATATCAGCTCTTGCCCATTCATATAGATCGGTCTGGACTTTTGGAGATGTCCAGTTATCAAATTGCTTTAATATTCTTACACCCTTAGGCTTACCATATACAGTCCCAGAGAGAGTCTCATTAAAATTAACAGGCATTACTCCAGAATCTCCAGCTTTAAGCTTCAACCCATTAATAAAGCTATACAATGTTTCTCCAGAATCTATAGAAGGTATATTAGCGATAGGTTTAAATTTATTTTCAAGCTTAGGATCATTCTTATCTATAATTTTATGTTTCTTAGCGCCACTAGTCATTGCAATCTGATTTATATCTTTATTCTTTTTAAACCATGGATCTAATTTAGAATCATAAAAGTAGTGTGTTTTGTTATAAAAGACATGCATATTACCATTAGCATCTGTATAACTGCTAAGTCCAACAGGCTTCTGTCCTGAAGATTCACCAATCATCTCTGACTGACCACTTAAAAGTAATAGATAATCTAAAAGCTCACGACTAACTATAGTCATACCATTTATAGCTTCAGTATTGATTGCCTCACTATTACGTAATATATCTTTCATATTTTCATAGTCTTCAGGCGATAGGTCACCCTTTTGAGCTTCTAATCTAGCCTCTGCTACGCTTCTATTATCCGTTATAATACCAAGTGCATCTTTACCCTTCTCAGAAACATTCCCATCATCAATAATTGCTACATGTACCTTTTCCATAGTGGTATACTTTTTAATTAAATCTGCATGATACTTGTTATCAGTACCCTTATGAATAGTCTCAAGAAGTAGTTGTCTTTCCTTACTATTACGAGAATAGCCCTGATTTTGAGCAAGTCTTCTATATTTATAATCCTTATAGGATGTTGACTTGTCAAAATATGCAGCTTGAAGCCAGTCTGCATCTATCTTTTCACCATACATAGAATTAAATATAGTATATATCGCATCTTCCATATGCTCAGTACGGTTTCTATAACCACTATCTCTAAATATATTAGCATCATACTCACCCTTTGTATCATAGATTTCCTTCAACCGATTATAATGCTCTTCTAATGTCTTAAATAAATTATCTGCACCTTCCATATTCTTACGAGATGCCTTGACATAAGGATCATTTAATATACCACCATCTTTTTCAAACCATCGTACAAAACTCTCTGCAAGCCTATTGAATCCTGCTTCTGGGACAACTAAATTAATATTTTCATCTACTGTAATTACATAATGTCTTCCATTAATATGCTGAGCCCCTAAATCTATGTGACCATCCCAATATTCTTTATTCCCCTCTATAAGCGTAGCACGACCGTCTTTGATATATTTCATATTGGTTACACCACCATTTTGCAGTGAACCAACAAAAGTATTACTATCAAGTATTTTAGTAATCTCCTGAAGAGCCATATCATCTGTAGCTATATTACGCATTCGTCCTTTATTGTAATATTCACTAGATAAAAGAATCATATCACCAGCCTCACCAAGGAATATTTCAGAATAGAAATCTGTCAAATAACCTTTAGATATATCTCCCTTCTCAAATACACCTCCACCATCTGAAATAGAAAGACGCTTTACATTAAATCTTCGTTCAAATAAATTAGACACATACATTACTTCATTACGTAATTTTGAATTTGCATTTTTTGAGTCTGAACCAGCAAGATTAAATAATCTTTCAGCAAATTTTTCCTTAGTCTTTCTTTTATATAGTTCATAGACGACATCTCCTGCAGAATCATACGTAAGACCATGTCCTGATTCACCTTTCTTAAACACATTATCCACACTAATATTATGTTTTGAAAAGAATAATTCTGGAGTTACATATTCTCTATCTTCTGGCATACGTCCTTGCACTTCTTCCTGTTTATATCTAGCTATAGCTTCCTGTCTCTTATCATCCCAAGTTCTTACATCAGGACGTTCGGCTACTTTATTAGCTATAGCTTCCTGTAGATCTCTTATCTGCTCTGTAATAGTACGGAAATCTGAAGGATCTGGAGTATTGGGAAGACTTCCTAAATGATCATGGAGTGTCTTGCCACTTGCATCAGTCATAGTACTCATAAAATGTAGATTGGCTGAGGCTCTGGAAACTTCAATACCTCCACCAAATGTTTTAGCAAATGATAGTTGAACTTTTCCTAGCTCTCTTTCAACCGCCTCTCCATGTTCAAGCATAGCCTTTATTTTAGCTACTTCACTTGGATCAGCATCTGATATCTGAGCTCTAAGCACTTCATTGTCTTCTCTAATACCAATAATTTGCAGAGCATTGTCCTCTTGTAACTTTTCAGCAAGATCTTTAATTCTTGAAGGTTCTAATAATGTTTCTGCTGTTAAAATACTACTTAACTGAACATCTGTTAATCCTGTAAGTTCAAAATCTTCTCTAGGTTTTACAAGTTTAGTACCAAGTTCATTCATAACATTATCATAAGCAGTCCTGATTTTTTCAGCAGCTTCTTTTGTAATATTAGGCATTATAGCTTCTATTTGTTTTATAGTTATTTCATGAGGGGCCTGTAAGCCTAAACTTTTACCTTGAGGACCAGGTTCTGTTATGTGCTGTAGTACACCATTCATCATCAACCTACGTACAGCCTCAGCTTTATAGGGGCTCATGTCTAGACCTCCTAATACTTGGTCCATTCCATGCATTATTGCCTTGTCAACCCATGTCTGCATTCTTGAATCAAGACCCATTCCATGTACCTCAGGATCTGGCATGCCAGCTTGTACTAATTTCTCTTTCAATGATCTAGCTTTAGCTAAAGAAACCTCTACTCTTTTTGTATCTTTTGGCTGACGTCCACTAGCACTACTAATAGACCATAGCTGAGACAACATCTCATTCAACATATAGTACTCTTCTGGCTCACTTAATCCCTCAGGATCTAACTGTATTTTTTCAGGAGAGTCTACAATTATTTCTGATCTCTTATTATCTTTGTGAGATAATGACTCATGCAGCAAAGATCTTATACTTTTACCATCTTCCGCTCTTATACCAGGTACCTCTTTACCCATCATAACATCATGAACTCTAGAGACATTCTTCTGATAATCAATAGAAGAAAGAACATTCCACATAGTCTTATCACCCATGTCAATAGGCATATTTGATGATTCTCCATAAAATTCCCTACCTAGATCAAGTTCCCAGCTATCCTGCAATTCTTCAATCTGCTTTATTTTTTTAGAATTAAGTTCTATAGGAAATCCTTCTTCTTTACCTGTGCTGATTTGTTCGAGCTTAATTATATCCATATCTTGAAATGCTTGACGCGTATCTTCAAGTTTTCCAAGTACTTTCTGTTCTGCTTTAGTGTAACCTTCACCATTAAGATTATAATCAAGCATCCTTCCATCGCTACGTAAATACCCAGGATCTTCAGTAAGAATACCTATTTGCTGTCCGAAATTATCAAGTAAACTTACCTGTATTTCTGTCCACTTTTCAGAAGAACCCTCATAAATAGACTTTATAATATTTCGTTTAGAATCAAGAAATACCTTTTGCTCTCCAGTACTAAGACCATGTGATTCAGTTGTCCTAATAGCTTTAAGAGCAGATTCCAATTCTGCCTTTTTAACATTAGGATTCATCTCTATATTGCGAGCTTGCATAGCAGGAATAATGGGATCAATAAGATTTAATAAATCTCTATTCCGTAATGCAACTTTATTAAAAGTATTTGGAGTTATAAGTCCAGGAAATCCATCTTCAGTTCTAGAGTATATTACATTATTTTCTTTTAGTATTCCTATTATGGTATCAACATCCTTTATAGGATTCTCAGCTATCCAATCAGTAAATAAATTACCATCAAATTGCTTGGCTATACCTTCTATACTAGATCCAGTAAAGTAAGCACGATCTAATTCCTGTCTAACATCCCTAAGATCAGAATTATAATAATAATCTTTCTCACCTAATCCCCACCTAGCTTTCTTGCCATGAATCAATGGCTTTCCGCTCTTAGTCATCACTGCCCCTAGCCCAAGATGGAACATTGCTTCGGCAGGATGCAGGTTATAGAATGCACCTTCATCTAAAGCTGCCCAGTTAAAGACTATAGTCCCAGCTATCATTCGTCCTGAAGATGCAAGTAGATCTCTGCCTACTTCTGTCCCTAAATCACCCAAATTTTTAAATTGATTTAATGTCTCATTATTCTTTTTTATGACAGCATTCTTTAAACCTGGTAATCCAGCCTCATTAATACCAGATCCTTTTCTCAATTCCTTTATAGATATATTTCTATTATTCATTCTATATAATACAGACTTATCATTCTTCATGGTCATTCTAGCAAATGCTTTAGTTTCATCTAAACTCATCTTTTTTATCTGATTGTTAAGCCTTTTAGTAGCCCCACCAGAATATGTCATCATATCCCTCCATATTGATTGTCCTCTACCTCCAGGTATAAACCTAACACCACCAAACATTCCCCCTATAAATGCATGGTGCATAGTTTTCTCTGCAAAAGACTGCTTAGAATAGTCTAACTCTCCCTTAGCATACATAACTCCATCCATAGCAGTACCAACAATACCAAAATTGACTGCCTCTTGAGCTATCCCTCCAATAACATTCATAAGAGGAGCAACAACTTTGCCTGTATATTTACCAGCAAGAATAGTTTCAATACTATTGAAAGGTTGCGTACCTATCAATTCAACAACATCATCAGATAATTTTAATAACTGTGACTCTTTTAATACAATATTATGTCCCTTTAATCCTGCAGCCAATCTTTCAGGCATGATCTTCTGTAGATTCTGACGTACCTGATTAACCTTATCCATGCTATGCTCAAGCTGATATGCAGGCCCTTTACCAAAGATAGTGTTCTTCCATCCTGTCTGAGTAAATCCAATAATATCATCCGAACTCTCTATAGCAATCTTTTTAGCTTCTGCTAAAGTTAATGCCTTCCCCCCAGTTCTTAGAGCTTCCTTTTCAGAAGCCTTCATAAGTTCTTTTGCTGCTTGAAGTTGCAATGTACGAGTTGTAGGCTTCGCTACTTCTAGGCCAGCCTTTACCTTCTTAGATTGCAAGGCTCCTCTAGCTACTCTAGCTGCAAGACTAGTACCTCTTGCTACAGCTCCCATTGGAACCATAAATCCTGCTAAGCCGCCTACAGCACCACCTATACGTCCAAGCATAGTATCACTCAACTCTTCTGTGAAAGATTTATATGTTTTAGGAGCTACTGTTTTAAAGCCAAGACCTGCAAGCCCGAAAGTACCAACATCTAAAGCTTGCCATAATGTAGCCCTAGGAAGATCCCAAAGATTTTCTCCAACAATTTCCCAATTACTTCTATAATCAACTTGCTCTACTGGATATGGAGACTTTTCTGTTGCTACAGCAGAAGCTTGTGGCTGTTCTTTTCTTTGTTCAGCATAAGCTTCTATCTGAGCATCTGTCCAATAGATACCTTTAGCGGCAAGTTGCGATTTAATTTTAGCTTTAGTTGCAAGATTCATGCTCATAATTAATCCCTATTATTCATTTTCATTGAAAATATCATCTATATCCTGATCAGATCTTAAAGGCATATAATCAAATGGAGCTAGTATGGAAGTAGTATCATCAATACTATATGTAGGTTCCGCATATTGCATTCCCACTGATAAGGCTTTACCTTGAGCTTGTTCTAAGAGCGACTGAAAGAATCTATACTGATCCTTAGCCTTTCTAGCATCTGCAATTAGTTCCATATTAGATAATATACCAGTATTTTCCCACTCTATTGCTTTAAGTATCTGTTTAGTTGTATATCCATCCCATCCTTCACCTATAAAGATTTGCATATCATGGAAAGCTTGTGTATTATTTTGACCCAGCCTTTGCATAAAGTCTTCCAAAGAATCCCATCCTTCTTTTATAACAAATTGCTCTAATTCTGTTGAATTTTTACTATACCAGTCCTTATAAAATGCATCCACCTTTTCAATATCCCCTATCACGTCAAGTACAAAACTATAATCGGGTAATTGCTCTTCGCCTTTACCAATACGATAAGCTTCAACTAAACCAAGTAAATCTTGTCTAATATTTTTAACATACCTGGAATTATTAATTAGTTCTACTGCTTGATCTGCAGTAGTATCTGTTACTGGAGTTGTTAAGAGTGTAAAGATAGGGGAATAATTACTATTATTATCACGTATAGATACATTTGCCATAATCCCAGCACCAATTCCAGTCTGAGCTTCTAGATTGCCAACTATAGCTTCTCCAGCAGTTCTTATAACATAATCTCTAGTCTTAACATCTTCATCAAATTCAGCACTATCAAGTGTCTGCCTTGCTACCTCTAAATCTACCTCTCCAGCTTCAAGCTGAAGTTTTCCTAAAGCTAAAGCCTGTTCCATCTGTTCTTTCCTCACTCCTGCTTCCTCATAAGATGCTCCTAAAAGCTTTACATCCCAAACTCCTTTTTCAAGTGCTTGACCCTCTAGCAACAATTGATTCTGTAATTGCTGTGGTAGGAATTCAAACTTTGCCTCTCTTTCCTTAAGTTCTTGTCTTGTGAGTTCTTGAGCTAATCTTTGAGTTTGCAGTGCAGCTCTTCTTTCTGGATCTAAAGTCCAACCTTTCAGTCCTTGCCTAAAAGCATCAGGCACATCCCCCTCAGGAAACATTTCTTTTAAATAAGGATCTATCTCAACGTCTTCAAGATATCCACTAGCATTAATATCTAAATCATTACCAAGAGATAGCCCTTTATTATACAAATTTATATTTCCTTGTATTAAAGCATTTTGTGATTTTAGATCTTCTGATAAATTTAATACAATATCTTCACTTCCTTTGCTTTTTACCTTCTCTGGCAAAACTCCAAGTTGAGAAGCTGTTTGAGTAAGATCAAATTGCTGTTGCTGTAATCTATTTTCATCAGCCAACTGATCTTCTATATACATAAGTGACTTTCTATATTCACGATCTTTCTCTGCTTCAGCTGCCTGCCATTCCATCTGTTGTTGTCCCATAACATAGGTTGACAACATATCTGGAAGAGATCTAAAGAACTCAGTCCAAGGACTCTCCTCTACTACCATTGAAACTTTTGGTCTTGGGTCAAATGCCATTTTCATTTCTCCTTTTTAATTTCATATCTATTCCTAATTTACTCTTCTTTAATTGCCCAGGTCAGCATCAAGCTCTTCTGCATCTGTCCAGAATTGATCGTATTGACCTTTCCAGAACTCATCTTCACGGAAGCCAATATCGGATATAGCTTTAGCTCTAGAAGTCTCTAAGGCTTTTTGTTGAGATTTATACTCACCAAACACACTCTTTCTAGCTCTAGCTGTTGTAAAATCGACTGCACCACTAGATTCCAGTCCAGAGACACTCATTTGACGTCCTGCCTGTTTATTAATATCATATAAACTTTGACCTGTCTTTAATCCTAAGTCGTGTAGTCCACTTGTGTAATCTGTTCCAGCAAATTTTATATCTTCGCCCAACTTTTCTAAAGGCTTAAAATAAAATTCATCAAAATCAGCTCCCGTTAACCCAGCAAATCCTGCTGCCACCTCATCAAGACCACCATACTTCTGTACTGATTCTTTATATTCTTCTAGCGTAGGTGCATACTTACCATCCTTATAAGTAAATTCTGTAGTTCCCATTCCACCTTGTACCGTTACTCCAGAAGTCTTTGTTTCTTCAGTATATTCTCCTTCTCCTGGTAATACATGGTGAAAATCCCAATCATAAGCCCCTGCATGCCAGCTCCTATCTGCATACTCATCACCCAGATCAGCCTTCTTATAACTGCCACTTTGCTGGCTGCCAATCCATTCATAATAATTACCGCCAGACTTAACATAATTATATCCTTGATAGCCGCCAGCTGGATCGAAAGCCTGCATTAGCATCATTTCGCCTTCATATTCAAAACTATCTTCATGCAAAGTATCTCCATAAGAAGAAGATTCAGGATTCATGTCTATTATTATTTCATTATAAATCTTCATTATCTATCTCCCGAATAAGTTTTTATATCTATTTTTGCCAATACTTGGATCATTTCTTGGGTGATAGTATCTACTTGTGGATTCTAATTTATTTTGCATTTGAGCATCTATTCTACTTAATGTGTTTTGACCCTCTGTCCAAGATGCTTCATCAAATGTAGAAAAATCTGTTTCTGGAATATCTTGATCTAAAAATCCCATATCGAATGAATCTTCTCCAAGATCAAGCGGAACGTTAGGTCTTTCAGGCGGAGTTATAAGATTCCCTTGTGCATCCACACCTATAGACTTTATTTGCCCCTGTGTTGTCATCCCTGAGCCTGCCATATCGCTGCCATCACCCCAAATAAAACTATCGCCAACTCTGTCAAAGGTACCTCCCCTATCTGAAACTCTATTAAGTATATCATATTGCTTTTGTTCTGCAACACTTAACTGACCCCCTGGTGCCGTAACATCTGGTATTTGAGGTCCGACATCAATTTTAGAGAAAACAGGCTCACTGCTGGCCAATACATCTAATTGATTTTGACTTGGGGGTAATCCCATCCCACTTCTTTGATTTATAAGTAAAGATGGATCTCTCCTATCCATGGCTATAATCTTTTTGCTTCCTGGTACTCCAGTTTGAAACTCTGGATTAACCCATCCTGCATCTTCATATAGACTACCAAGCTTTGCCTGATACATTCGTGAACCTATAGCACTACCCCTAAAATCTATAAGTTTTCCAAATCCTGTTTGTTTACCTGTATCTCCAGCTTTAAAGAATCTTCCAAGAGTCTTACTTCCTTCAGCAGGAGCAGCTCCACCTGCTGTTGTGGCTCCTCCACCTTTAGCAAATAAATTGCCTCCTGCTGCAAACAATGCTGCTTTACCTCCAGTTTGTAAGGCAGATACATTAATTCGCTCCTTCACAGAACTAGCAACCTCATCTGCAAGGTCTGTATACCATCGTCTTCCTTTAACTTTCCCACCTTTAGTTTTACCAGCAAAATAATTACCTAGGTGTCCTCCAAGAAAAGATCCTCCACCTGCCATAAGACCCATTACAACAGGAGCGGCAGCACTCCCTGTAATGCCTAAAAGAAGAGCTGCTCCAAGTGCTCCTCCAATACTTCCCCAAAGACTTCTCTTTCTCCCTGCAGCCTGAATATCTGCATAGTCTTCTCTTCGCTGTCTATTTCTATAAAATACATTCGCTCCCATATCTTACTCCTTAATTTATTTGTGCCTCTAGGGCTGTTACTTTTGCTGATAATTCTTGTATTGCTTTAACAAGCACTGGTACAGTATATTTATTAGCATCCATCATTTGCCTATATATACTTCCGTCTTCCTTTGTAGCATTAGGTATAAGTTCTCCATTGCTATCTCTTTTTCCACTTACAGTTCCAGGAAATACAACTTCAAACTCATCAGCTATAAATCCATATTGCAATGGCTTTGCAGATAATGACGACTGACTTTTCCAATAGAAATTTCTTGGTTTCATTTGAGATATAATGGATAAGCCATCTGGAATATCTACTATGCTATCCTTTAGTCTTCTATCTGAAATACTATCAAAATCAACCCCATTGTCACTAAGACCTCTTATTCCACCTTCTATGCCAGCTTGGTCATAAAAACCCATCCAATATGCATTATCAGTAGCTGTTTCATCGCCCATACTAAGAAGTATACGTACACCATCAGTAGCTGTACCTGTATTTGTATTATGAAATTCTCCTATCCAACTAGAGTTATTGCTAGTAACTGTTAGATTACCCCCTATAGTTATATCACCACTACTATCTCCAGTTATCCAAGTAACATCACCATCTCCTGATGAAATAGAGAGCTGGTCACTACCAGTACCTGAAGCAATAGCAGCTTTTCCTATAATAACATTCCCTGATCCACTAGTAAGAGTAGCTCCAGCTTCTATTCCTATACCTATATTATAGGTTCCCTCTACATTTTTTAAAGAAGTATGCCCAAGCGCTATATTATTAGAGCCACCATCCAAGTCCATCATTGATTGATGCCCAATAGCTGTATTATTTACTGCACCGCCAGCATCATCAGTATCGCCATCAGCATTTTCCATTGCACCAGTACCAATTGCTACATTATACTTAGCCCACAAAGATGTATCTTTTCCAAATAGAGCTTTATGCCCTATTGCTACATTAAATCTACTGGTAGCCCCCCGATAATGAGCTTGATATCCAACAGCTACAGAATCCTCAGGTGCTGCGATTAAAGCCATAGCTTGATGGCCAATAGCTACAGAGTCACTTCCAGCACTACTAGTGATTATCTTTCCAGCATCTTTCCCAATTAAAACTACATTATCTGTATTTGCATCTAATGCATTTCCTGCATCTAAACCAATAACAACATTCCCTTCACCAACATCTGGATTACCACTAGACCAGGAACCAATACATACATTATCTGTAGCACTAGCTCCTGTACCACCTATAATAGAAATTTTACCAGTCATAGCTATATTACCATCAGATAAAGCCATTGCAGTTGTACCTGCTGTCACAATATCAACCCCATCAGATTTTACATTTATATAATCATTAGTTGCAGCTCCATATATATGAACACCAGCAGAATGAACACTAACATTTCCTATTACAGCTGAGGGAGAGCCCCCAGAAGAAGGAGCAACAGCACTTGGCCCAATATTCATACCATTATCACTTACAGCAAATTGAGCAACATTATTACTTTTCATAATCATACTTCCAGCAGTAAGAGCAAGAGAATCATTTGTAGCTTTTTTAATTTCAACCCCAGTAGAAGTTATAAAAACACCATCTGTAGCAGCAGCCCCATACAATGAAATAGTAGTTGCATTTAACTGAGCAGTATAAGCACCTGTACCCACTGCTCCACCAAGACCTATAGCAGCCCCATCCCATTCTGCTATAGTAGTTTTATCATTATAAAATCTTATATCACCATCTTGTATTACAATACTATCTCCACCATCCCATTTACCTAAACCAATGCCAAAATTAGTAGAACTTTTTCCATAATATCCATTTAAGTTACCTATTGCCCACATTGGGCCCCAGTCACTCCAACCAGTACCACTTCTAATCTGTCCTGTTATAGTTGGCCCATAAGATGCAGCATCATTACCCTCACCATAGATACTTCCTCCAACACCACTAATGGAAAACATATCAATAAATCCATCTCCAGCAGCAGAACCAGTATTTATAATAGCATCACCAATATCCCATGCATTACGACCACTTCCATCTTGATTCCTTTCTATAGTGTATGTATATGGCCCAGAACCACTAGCACTACCGTCTATCTTAACTACTTCAAATTTCCCATTAGCCTGCATAAGAAGATAGTCATCATCGCCAAAAGTATTATGTTCAACTGTAAGGGTAGTATCACCTGCACCATCAGCTAAAGCTGCTTTTAACTTTGAAGTTGGTGCAATTATTATTCTACCACCTATAGTAGCGATAGTATTTTGTGCTACTAATGTCTCTACCCATAATTCTTGAGCATGAATAGTGAGGAATTTTTTATCCAAAGCACCAATATTTATATCATATGCAGGGCTACCATTCACACCAGGAAAAATATCATCTCCTGTTGGATTCATATATATATCTCCAGCAGGAGCAAGAGTTAAATCTCCAGATTCACCAGTAGCTACTGTTGTATGACTAGCATCTGCTACTGCAATAGTTGCAAAACTATCAACATCATATGACCATTTCTGTTGCGCAGACGTAGAGAGTACCTCTAAAGTATTGGATGGGTCTACAACCCCAATACCGACATTGCCAGAAGTCTCAACAACCATCCTATATGTACCATTTGCATTAGCTCCAAATAACACCCCTGTTGAATCTGGGTCATCTACCCTAACAAGTAATCCACTTGGATTGCCAGACGTAGCACTATTTAAAATTCTAGCTACCCAATTACCAGTTACCGATTTGTCTACATCTAAAGTATAACCTGGTGAAGCAGTCCCAATACCGACTCTGTTAGAAGAATCAATTACAATGCCAGCAGTACCATCAAAACTACTGCCATATACCATCTTTACTACATCATCTGAGTAATCAAACCCAATCATCCCATATTTTGGAGTTCCTCCGTCAGCATCTGTTTTAAACTGTATAGAAGAATTATTTGAGCCAACTCCATTAGATGATAATAGTGCCATAGTTGCATCTCCTCCATGCACATGCAAAGTAGTAGATGGTGAAGCAGTCCCAATACCGACATTTCCCCCAGTCTCTAATACTAATACGGTATCGTTAAACTCAAGTTTGTCAGAATCACTCCTATCGCAAGCGACAGTCCACCTTGTTGTTCCTGAGTCTTGAAATTCTAAAATAGGATCATAATTACTTCCATCTGCCTTATTAATCCTCAAGCCACCATGAGCAGAACTTGTATCTTCTATTTCAACGCAATGTCCTGTTGAGCTTTTGACATGAAGTAATGAATCTGGTGTAGCAGTCCCAATTCCGACTTTATCTGGATCACTATCAGGATTTACAACTAGAACAGTGGTATCTACTACTAATTTATCTAAAGAATCAGTTGTATGTGAGGCTAATGTATGAAGCTGTGAATGATGCTGATCTGAGGTAATCCCAGTTAATGCACCATGAGTTAGTACTCCTTCAGAAACAATAGATGAAATATTCTTTGTAACCTCTTGCTGTACAACCTTATCTCCAGACATAAGTTTAAGCCATGTACCTCTAGTCCTTATATAGAGATCATGCTGATATATACGCATATCACCATTCTCACCATCTCTCTTTCCTGGAGGACGATCAACCTCTTTAATCTTATCCGCTTTTTGATGTATTAAATTTCTAGTTTCTCTATCCATTATTTTATATTCTTCATTCTATAGACTATTGATATATCATTTATTGCAAAGTCTGTATCAGTAGTAAGTCCATCAAATAATAACTGGAAGCTATTTATGTTATTAATTGATGAAGAAGGTTTAAGTTCAGCCTTCACCCAGTCATCTTCTCCAGTATCAGAATTAACTAAACATGCATCAGCTGCATTAGCACCTGTAGACGCTCCTGTTCCGTCAGTAATAAAAAATTGACCAGTACAATCTCCACCATTTGTACCATAATTTATAGTAATTTTTCCACCATGACCTTGATAGGTCACATATACTTTATATATCTTCTTTCTTATTGAAGGTTGACCAAAGTCAAAATCTTTAGTAAGTATTTTTATTGGTGTATCTGTTACCCCTGTTGGAGTATCTGCCCACCTATCTATTGTTCCAGCAGCATCATGAATTAGCAAGTCTCCAGTATCAAGATCATTAATAAAGTTAGATCCAGTATTAGGATCAGAGATTAATGAAGTAGAGTATGTCCATGCTTTAGTTACCATATCATATATATAAGCAGCTGCTTCATCATCTGCTCCTGCTGTAACAATTATCTGACGCTTTATAGGATTAAACCCTACTCTATGAAAGCCATTATTATTATCTGATTTTGCAATATGATCAAGCCAAGTAGATTTATTTATCTTACGCACTCCACCCTCTTCTAGTAAGTTTATTACTTTATTTCCATCATATACATAACATCCCACAGTATTAGCCCATGCAACCCCATAATCAGTCCTACATACTGCACCAGGATTAGTAACACCTTTATAGGAATGTTTTGCTTCTAGACCAACATACTCACCTGATACATTAAGTATATACAAAACATTTTCTTTAAATTGTAATATTCTGTCAGCAAATTCTGATAAAGCTATAATATCATCACCATCATTAGAGATAACATCAAGTCTATTAGTTTCAGTTGGGAACTTATCATATTGACCAACCTTAGATTTTATCATTGCATCCCCATAAGTAACACTATCTATCTTCACATTTCCTATCCATATACGACCACCTGCTAGCACAGAACATTTAAATCCTTGGACTTCTAATATTTCTTCTGAATCATGTCCGTTATTATCAACATATCTTACTATTTTAGGAGGATCCTCCAGAACAAATCCAGATGAATGAACCCCACTAGCAGTTAATGGGCCAGCATGAGCGTGATGATAATAATGGACATCAGGCGAATCGAGAGTTTTATTATGAGGTGACGTCCAATCTGTTAAAGCATAACTTCCGACACCACCACCTGCGCCACTTACCACCTTAAGTCCTTTTTCAAAATTCCATTCCCATAGCTCCCACTTATCACTAAATCCATCTTCACTAGATGCCCAATAGCATTTTAATCCTGTAATTCTAGGATTACCACCAGATTGGGCGCCTACAGTACTTGCTCCAAAATTATATATATATGAACTGTCAGCGGTTTCATCATCATGTGCAGGATGACACCATTTTATAGTAGGTGAGAAAGCAACACTTACACCTCCATTGCCATCTGCTCCTGCCCTGGCATCATTATCGTCACCCTCTGCAAATATAATATTAGTTTCAGGTGTTGCATCTTTATAATAATTATCAGTTGCAGTATCGCTCCAAGGACCATGATGATAATTAGCGCTGTCTTGTAATTTTGCTTGATATCCACTTGGATACATAGTAAAGAGTTGAAGTTCGCTTTCCTGGTTTCCATCATATATAGTAGAACAATAGAATTGATAGCTTTCATCACCATCATTAGCCCAGGTTCCACTACCAGGATTACCTTCATTAAATCCCATTCCTAGTCCCCAATACATAGCAGATGCTGTAGCCATATCAGTAGGTGGATCATTAGGACCTATACCTGTACCACATGCTTCATTTGCAAATGCAAATAATGCTGTAGGAGTAGCATTAGTAAGGTCTAGGCCTCCAAGGGTATCCACGTGATTCCCCATTATTAAATTATGCCCAACTGTTACCTTTATACTTTCAGAAATATTTGCAACTATTTTAGGAAAACAGCCTTTTATTGGAGCATCTTGAGTATACCACTGGTTAATAGCAGATCCCCCACTATTATACACATGCCCTCCGAATCGACCAGCATCACCACTATCTGTCCCATATAAGACACCCTTTATAAACCCTCTCCATTTTGGAGTAACTAGACCAGCTTTTTGAAGATTAGCCTCGTAAACACGAAGAGCTCCCTTTACCCAATACATACTTGCTTCATCTAAATTAGCTACTGTTAATATATCATCACCTTCACCATCACTGTCTATATTAATACCGCTATTAGCTGGAGTTCCATCTATCTTATGTACAAGATAATAAAGCTTAGGAGTTGGTGCAGCAGTTACAGCTCCACTAGCTGAATCCGCATTTGTAGGAAACTTATCATAATCAGTTCGTATAGTCAAAAGTCCTTGACCCCCAGGAGTTCCAATAGCTCCTGCAATAGTATAATGGGTAGTCTTAATATCACCAAGAACTATTATCTTGCCTACTTCATCGACAGCAACATTTTCAAGTTCTGCAAATTGATTATCTTCAATATCGCGTGGATCAGCATCATCACTAATACCTCCATGAAATTGCAGTATGTTTAATACCTTTTTAGGCATTATAGTTTTTCTAATACCTTTTTAACTTTAGCCCAAGCTTCATCATCCTTCTTAGACTTAGTAATAGATACAGCTAAATCTCCAATTTTAAGTAGTAGATTTTTAAATCCATGCTTCTTTACAACTTTCTTTATTACTAATTTTAACATTCTATTTCCCCGCTATTTTATAGATTGATTTTTTAATTGATGTCCATATAAGATCATCCCACTCAGTTGGACTAAGTGCTACAACCTTATCTATCGCAAGTATACCTATTAAAACATATTCCCAATTTGCCAATATAATATCCATTAGTATCTCCCTATTTTTATTTTAGTTGATGCTTCTCTAGACTTTTTCAATACCTTCTCATCAATACTAGCCTTACTTAAGATAGTCTCCACTTCTTTTCTATAAGCTGAAAGTGCTTTCTTTATCTTCTTACGTGCTAACATAGTACTCCTTATTTTTTACGAATAAATAAACGATCTACTGTTTCTTTTAGATTATTTATTTTATCTATTAACTTTACAAGTATATCATGCAAATTCTTTATCTCCCATGACATAGTCTGTGTTAGATATTTCAATATAAACATTAGTGCTACTGAGAGCACTCCCACCACTCCAAGATCCTGTATCCAATTGTCCATTTCTTAGTTCGTCCATGCCCTTATCTTATCTTCGTTAAATTCCATTGTTACCCAACCAGTCCTTATCATAGGGAAAAAACTATATCTAGCATAATCTGCATACTTAAGAAAACTCCCTCCCCTGCAATACCATCGTCTATGTATCACTTCCTCTTTCTGAGTAATCCTTAAACTATCCAAAGGCTTAACATATAGCTGATGGTTATGACCAAGGAAAAATACATCTCCCTCGGAATATACAGCAGCCATTTTGTCAAGTTCTGTATCACCATTTTTTCCACCACTCTTACCATGTCCTGTTACCAAATTCCATACCTTATCCTCTATTGTTATAGTGCTATATCCAGGAAGTCTAAAGTAAGGAACTTCCAGCATATCTGCCATTATCTTTGATACATCAAATCCCAATATATTGACACTCCTTATCATGTCATGGTTGCCACCTCTAATAAAAAGAAGTTTATCCACTATTGGTGTAATCCTTTCAATAAACTGTGTATGCTGTTCATCTGGCTCCATCAGCTGACCACGCTGACTAATCTTATAATTAGGTGGTATTAGCTCTATATTATCGCCATTTAAAAACCATCTAGCATCAGGATCAGCATCCACCTCATCAATAAATTCCTGAAACTTTTTATCATGATGCTCATTTGCTCCAAAGTGTACATCAGTTGCACCATGAATCTTTATACTTTTATCAAACTTTAAATCTAAAATCTGTCCTGGCTCAATATCTTCCAAGACTCTTAAACTTTTATCAGGACCATCGTAAGGTACACAAAAATACTTTTTACACTCCTTACATCTATACTCCTGTTTTGCAATCCCCTTCCTCCTAACTCTGACTCCATTTTTATAAATATCACCAGAAGCGCAATACGGACAATGCATAAAACCTCCTATTTTAGTTCCTTATATATTTTAATTCCTAGATAGACAAGTGTAGCAATACCTACCATAAGACTTACTATTTCTGGGAGCCAACCACTAACTGATAACCACCATCCTCCCACTCCTGCTCCTGTTGTTTTCATTGTATCTAGCGTATCTATCATTTAGCTATTAGCCTCCATAAAATGTTTTACAGTTCCTTTGCCGAGATGAGAGTTATAGTATTTCTTCCAATATTCTCCTTGAGATTTTAAATCATTATTTCCAGGTAAGGCAGAAGGAACTCTTCTATAGTGTAATCTACAAAATGCTGCCTGTAACCCAACATTAGATAGCAAACAGTATTCAAGAGTTCCATCATTAAAGCCTAAACTATAAAGTTTATCTCTATAGTTAGGTCTATACATTACATAGTTATTCCAAATGTCTAGGGCAGTATTTGGCTCCATTTGGAAAAAGCCTAACGCAGGACCGCCCCCATACTGTTGTAATGTCTTATAACCTGATTCAGCCTTACCTGTTCTGTATATTAAACTTCTAGCATCTTCTGAATCTAGATCCATATACTTTAAAGTTTCTTTAATAATTCTTTTTATTGCCTTTTCCATTATATTCCTATATTATGTTGTAGGATCATATTTAAATACTAATGTACAGTTTGTATCAGATGGTGCAACAGTTGGTTGTATACCAAGTGCAATAATCTGCCCTTTTGAAAAAGCATTTGTTTCATTACCACTACCAGAATCATAGGCTTGTGTTACACCTGGGTCGTGAACATATGTTGTATTTGCAGCAAGAGTAAAACTTGTTACCCTAGTTTGAAAATTTATTGTTGTAGGGACTTCTGTACCATCGCTTGAAATCAGCATCTTAAATGAAAAAGTTCCACTTGTCTGTTCTGTTTTACTTCTCCATATTATTCTTTCAAGAGTCCCATCATATGGCATAACCATAGCCCTATACTCATTTCCTCCTGCAACAAAAGCAGATTCAAGAACATAACCTGCTAGCGGAACATAAACCAATGATGTAGTATTATTATTATAATTACATACTCTATGGTCATACATAACACTATCCACATATTCTTTAGTAGTTGCATGGTATACTTCAGTAGGAACAAAAGTTGCAGTATCATCTTTTAAAGTAATATCTCCACCATTTGCATTTAAAACAATATCCCCTTCAGCATCTACTTTAAAATCCCTTGCTATCTTAAAGGCCAGGTCATTACTAGATGTAATATCTAAATCAATACCATTTCCTCTAATAAATTGTCCAACAGCACCAAAAGTTAAAGCTCTCCCAGAGTATATGTCTAAAGAAGAAATATCACCATTAAGTCGCATTATTTCATTGACAGAAGCATTATCAACAACCTTAAAAATAATATCTTGATTATCATTTCCATTAACTATGCTCCAGTCATCACTTCCCTCAGAAAACACTAAACCTGCTTCGTCTGTTCCTCTCAAAATAATATCTGCTCCAGCAGCTTCAAGCTCTATATCACCAGCTGCATCTAGAGTTATCTTTCCTGATTCAGCAGTTGCTATAGTTGCGTGGCTATCGTCTGCTACGGTAATAGTTCCGTAAGAATCTGTATCATAAGAGAGTTTAAGTTGCGAAGAAGTATTTTTAACCTCCAATGGTCTAGTTAAATAACTTGGATTTCTTGTTACATTACTTGCCATTAGTTATAATATACCCATTGAACACCTTCAGTATCAACACTTGCAAGAACATATATAAGATTTAAATTTTCTATATCTACACTATATACATCCCCAGCATATAAAGCTATTCCTGTAGCAGCAGTAACACCAGTAGCACCTACATAAATAATACCAGTATTTGCTATAGATGCCATAATATCAACATGTTTACATGGGACACTTGTATCGTCTCCATACAAATATTCAGCAGTTGTATCTGAAACGGAAGTATTACTACCATCAGCAATTGTAGCATGCCCTTTAACCTCAACATCACCAATATCAATTGAAGCACCACCAGCTATATTAACATCTAAAGCATTACTAGTTACAGCAACTTCATTCCCAGTGCTATCAGATATAGCTACTTTAGGTTTGGGCATTAGAAGCTCTCCGTTACATTACTATTGCCAGGATTAAAATAAGCTT